ATATATGTCATTATTCTCAATGCTCTTCTTTAAGTTTTGGATTTGCTTCTTAAATAATGGCATTTGTTGTTTTACTGCCTTTTGTAACTTTGACATATCTACATTTGCTAATTGCTCTTGTGCTTGCTTTATAATCTTAGTCATTTCAGGTAGTATCTTTTGAAACTCTTTTAAAGCTTCTTCTACTTTTGCAGTTACTATAATTTCTATCTCTTCTACAGTGATAAGCCATTCCCCCTCTCTGATATCTTTCATTATAAAAAGCACCAGTAATTGGTGCTTTAGTTTTAATCTATTGATAATTGTTCTTCTTCCATTCTTGGAAGTATACCTTTTCCTTTTAAGAACTCATATAAGAATAATCTACCCTTTTGAGTCCACATCATACTTGTTCTGCTTCCTTGTGTTCCATTTGAATGTGTAAACTCAAATGTCTTTGTTTGTGTATAACCTTTTCCTCTATATTTCTTATATAATAACCAACTTGCTCCTTCTTTATATTGAATACTAAATTTATTTAACATCTTATTAAATTCAGTTGCTGTAAATCCATAATCACAAGCTATTACATTTACTTTTGTTAAATCATCACATTTTAATATTCTATCTGTATAATCAGCCTTAGGCTTTAATTCTCCTATTAGTTGGTCTTTTTTATTGTTCTCTGCAAGTAAATTTTTATTTTCACTTCTTAGATTTTCTACTTTTGCATTTAGTACATTCATAGCCTTTAAGATTAATTCATCTTCTGTCATCTTTTCTTCTCCAGCTATGTATCCTCCTGTTTTTCTTATACTTGGTAATACCTCACTTGTTACCCATCTTTTGAATTTTTTTGCATTTGGCAGTTTGCTTGACATTATTAAGCTATATAATCCACTTTCATTTATTACTGTCATTTTTCTATTTTGGCTACCGTCGCGAAATGCGACATCAGATAATTTGTCTTCTTCATCTACATGTTTTGATATTGCATCTCTTGTGTTTTTGTATCCTAATATCATTGCTATTTCATTTCCTATGAAATATGGTTCATTATCTATCTCTAAACTTCTAATTTCTCCAAATTCTTCGTTTTTGAATATCATTAAATCACTCATTATCTTACACCTCCCAAAATTTCTTTTGCATATATACTCTTACAGATTTCTACAACTTTTCGATTAAGTAAGTTAATTTCACTCATCGCTTCAAGTTCAAATTGTGTAAAATAGTTGTTACTTTGAGGTTTTCCTAAAATATAATTCATTGCATTTACTTCTTCTTGTTTATAAAGCCTTATAATTTTACTAGTTCTTTCACTATCTTTTAATATGCCTTCTATATAATCGTTATCTACTTTAACACCCATTCCAGTGTAATAATTTTTTATTTTTTCTTTTATTTCCATAATAAAAGAGCCTCCTTCAAATTTCATACTTGAAATAGACTCCTACCTATGTTATAATTATATCTAGGTAGAGTTATTTCTACTTGGTAAGAAGTCCATATATCCGCCAAGATATAGTCAATGGGCTTCTTTCTATTTGTAATTTAATTTTTCTCTTAAATATTCTTGCACTTCTTTGGCATTATAATCAATTAATGAACCAAAATATCTCAATTCTTTTATTATTTTCTTATCATATTCTTTATCTTCTATAGCATTGTATTCCTTTTCGATTTGTTGTATTATGACTCCATTTGCATCTTTTTGCACTATTTTTAGATAAAAAATATCTTCTTTTATTTCTTTTAATTCCACATGCATTCCACATACTTCAAAAATTGTATCCTCATATTGATAAAAAAAATCAGATGCATAATCTACAAGTATATTTTTAGCAATCCAATATTTATTGTCATTAATCAACTCTTCTATTGCAACATTGGCTAAATCATTTTGTGTTCTTTCTAAAATTTCTGATAATGTTTCAAAATCTTCATTAACATTACAATCCAATCTAAATGTTTTTTGTACAAATCCTTTTTTCTTTAACATTTCTTCCTCCTTTCTTTTGTTTTCAAATTTGATATCATTTTTGATATCAATATTGTATATTCTTTTATAACAAAAGTCAAGAGGTATTTTTAAATTTTTCAAAAATTTTGTAAAAATAAAACACCTACCTAAGTAAGTGTCTTATTTGGTTATTCTTATTTTATGATCCAATCATAACCGCAACTTTGGCATAAACATATCTTTTCCAATGTTGTTTTTGTTTTTTCTTTTCCTTCTAATTTTTTAGGAATAAATAAATTAGATAGTCCCAAAGTAAACAACCCTGCTGTCCCTCTCATGGCACTATGTGCCATCTTGTGTCCCATGCTATTACTTTTCTTTTGAGTTTTACTTCCAACTTCTTGCATATTAATTGTTACATTTTCACTGCCACATTTTGGACATTTCATATAGTTCATCTCCTTTTACTTCATATATAATAAATTATATCACTAATTTTCTATGTAATGTGTCGAATTTTGTCGAACAGTATAATTTTACATGTTTTTTTCTGTTTTCATTATACTTCTCATTCTTTTTATAATATCTTCTGGAGATTGTGGCTGTTGTTCTTTTTTAAATAACTCTTTGTAACTGTCTCTAATTGGTACTATTTTAGGATTTCCACTCATACTGTCTGCTCTTATCAATTTATTAGTTACTGCTTCTTGCAAGTTTATTTCACGTTTTAGGTCATCTACAACTTTTACTATATGTGTTTGGCAATATATGTTTATTTCTGAGTATCTTGCATTCCAAAATTCCCTAGGTTTTAGGTCAAAGTAATACGCAAGAGGCTCTAATGCATATATTAGTTCAACTAAATTTTTAGAGTCCCTTACGCCTTTTATTATATCATCTAACCCTTGTAGCCTTGAAACTGTTGTTCTGCTATTTTGCTCATTGCATTTTCTGTTGATTTCTGAACTATCTCGTTCATATTTATTGTTGATAAAGGATTTGATGTCAAACTTTCTAGATCTTTCTTTGACATCTTCTTTTTGAAAAAACCCTCTTCATTCAAAGCCTCTGCAATTCTCTTATATAGTTCATTATAATTAAATCCTTCAATTCTACATTCATCCATAAAGTCATAAACTTCATCTATGTCTTTAAATAATGCAAATCCATCTTCTGTTTCTGCTAATTTGTATATTAATATACCTAACGTTTCTGGATCTATTATTGAATATGCTTTTACAAAAGCTTCTTCAAAATTTTTATTTTTTAGTAGATTAGCTATTTCTACTATTTTTCTTGTTTTTAGTACTAAATTAATTTTTTTATTTTTTGTTTCTATTATCATTCTATTTTCTCTCCTTTATAAAAGAGAGAAGGCATTATGCCTCCTCGTTAAAATTATTCAGCTGTTGGAAAGCCTTTGCTCTCTTTAATCTCTGAGCTTCTATAGATTGTTATTTTTGATTTTAACATATCATCTATAGCAATTTCACTCATGCCAATAAAGCATGTTCCAGTAAAGTACCATGTTAATGGTTTACCTGTTGATGATGTATCTTCCGATAGTTGAATTGCCCAATATCCATTTGTTTTTGCTGTTTGTAAGGCTTTTAGCTCATCATATTGGTCTTCTTTAAATAATATTTCTATCTCTAGGTTTTCTGCCTTTTGCCTTCCTTCTGCCATTCTTTCATCTGGAATATCTAAAGCACTATAAGTTACTCCTTCTGGGGCTTTTAAAAATTCTGGTATGCTTTGTACAAAAGCAACTTGTTTTCTTTTACTTGAGTCAATTAAATCAGATAGTGTATCAGCATGAAATAATTTTGTCATTGTACTTGTTTTTGGATCCATTTTAAATCCCTCCTATTATCTTATAAAATTAAAAGAGGTCGTTATTGAATTATAACGTACCTCAAATGTTATTGTTATGCCGTATTTTTGCAGTATTTTGTCATATACTGCAGGACTGGTATTTGTCCTTATAAAATTATATTCTTGAAGTTTTGTATCAACTTCATCTGTCATTTGCATAGCTTGACGTTGTTTTGCATTCCAACAAGTTATTGATATTTGAAATGTAGAAAATATAGGAAATGCATTTTCTGATTTATTTACAGATTTTAAAGGTGTATGCAATTCTAATATTGGAAACTTACTTTCTGTATTAGGATTACTTAAAATTGGTTTATTTTTATATAAATCTTTTAGTTTATCATAAACTAAATCAGAAAACTCTTTTATACTTAAATCTTTCATTGTCTGCATACCTCCTTTAGCATTGCTTCAATTTTCTTTTTAGCAATATCTACATTCTCATCTCTACTTTGAAAACCAGCATCACCCATAAAATGATTTGCCTTCATTCCATGAGCAATATAGAAATCTACTCCTTGAATATTTACTATTGGATAGCCCAGTGCCTTTTCCACCTTAGAAACAGGAATGAACCATTCAGTATAGCCACTTTCTATAAAGTGTCTTGATTTTCCCACATGTTC